GCTCATGCCGTCATCTTCCGCAGTAGCCACGGCACCCGCACCCACGTTCGCAGCCATCTTCAGCACGTAGTCCAGATCGTCAACCACCGAATCCGAAACGACGAACTTAGAGCGCAGGCCAATGGCGAACTCCTCTGGGTTCATGAACACGCCGAACTTGAATTGCGGGCCGTCGTGTGACGCACTGGCCCAGATCTGCCGGCGTCCATACTTGTCGGTGCTGATATCTTCGGCGATAACCTCGACGGGAGACTTAACCAGCAGAAGCCCGGTAGAAAGACCCAAGGCGTTAACCACGTCCGCAAACCCGGTCAACGTCGCCGTAGTAGCCGTGGCGGCAAGTGGAGGCGCAATCGGAGTGAGGGATTTGTCGGTGTACTCGATGGCTGCGTGCTCACTCACATTTGGCGCGGCCAGCGCGATTAGCTTGTTGATTGCTTCTGCGATCATTTCTTCTCCTTAATTTCTGCGAATAACTCTTCCTGTCGCGGGTCGTATGGGACTGCGACCACCTCACCTGAGCGGCGGGTCAGGAACATTGTGCCATCGACCGGCTCAACGCCAGCCAATTTGCTGCGAACCTTCAACGAAACGGCCGCTCCGCTCCGGTCTTTCATCGGGCTGAAGATGAACTCCATCAGGATGCTACGCTTCTGGTCTTGGTCAGTATTCACGTCAATGATATTATCAATGACAAGATTCACTTCCCGCTTAAAAATCTCATCCGCCGCGCCACGGCAGACATTGTACAAACTAAGTACTGGGGCTGCTTCTGTATCCATTTACATCTCCTTTTGTAACTACTTTGGCACACTTATAACTGCTGTAACTCCATCATCATCCAGACTTACAGTGACCGGCCTGCCCTTGGCGCTGGATTCGCACATGCGGGCTAAGATGGCCTGCTCGATGGCGTCTTACGGTGTAAGTCGTATAACATGCTGGCCGTTCAGGCGAAATTCGTGAGTCATTCGCATGCCTTCATTTTATCGGCAGTCTCGCTGTTAACGTATTCGCGCCACGGGATGAACCGGCCAATATGCCAGAAGCCCCAGGATCGCACGGGCCTCAAAACAAGCACCAGCGTCCAGCAGTCCTCGATTTCCCCGAGCCAGCCGCGCACCATCCGTATCCTATGGATATGTTCAGCCGGGAAGGTTCTGAACCACGGAGCCGTGAAGGTCCTGGTTTTCGTGCCTCCCTTTGGATCGGGCGTCAGTTCAACGTAACGGCCGCGCAAACCAATACTCACGAATCGCTTCGGGTGATCGTGAAGATCGAGCGACCAATCGTCGCCGACAAAGTTATGCACGTACAGCCCGCGCCCACGCCATTTCCAAATGGTCCAGCGGTAGAGATACGTCGGGCAGCGGTTCGCGCCATTTATCTCTTCAGGTGTACCGAACAATCGGCTTAGTATGTTCATGCCGCCTCCCTTCTGCGCAGCACGTCTGCTATTGCATCCAGTAGCCGCTGGCGTTCATAGCCGGTCAGCCAGCGGCGCACGGTATCGCGGAATGCTTCAATCTCGACTGTGGGCATGCAGCACAGCGCGGCGTCCAGGGGATCGTGGAGGTGGGTCATGGACGCTCCAAAACGCTAGGAGTGCAGTCGAAACAACGGACGGAAGTATCTACGCCATGCTCACACTGCGACTTATTCCGCGACCCCTTCGGGCGCCCGCGCTTGGGCTGCGGTGCGGGAGGCTGCGGCGATTCCTGTTCCAGCATGTGAACGATGATCTGAACCATCGAATGCTCGGCGGTGGTCAGTTGGGATATGGACAGCATCACGGCACGTTCGGCCTCGCGGTTGGCCTTCCAAGCATCAACGGCGGATTGCACGGCTTCTAGGCGCGGCTCAGGCATTCTTATTCCCCTTTTTCCTTATCAGAATCTGTAAGTAGTCGGCAACGTCCTTTAGTGCAGCGATTAATAAGCCGTTGCGTTCCTGTAACTCATTCACCATCCCCGGCCAGTCGATGACGGTATCGCCTGGATCGGCCTTCACGAGCTCCCACTTCATGCCCTTGGGTGTTCCGCGCTCAGGCATCGCGGCCTTCCGCTCTTAGGATCAATGTCATAATCGAATTTGTATCGACAAATGTCCCTGGCGTGGTAATGCCGTTAAGGCATACCTTTAGCGCCTCCAGAAGATCCGGCGCGGCGGCTATCAGGCGCGCGTTGGCCTCGGTTTCTTGCCCGTCATATATCGGCGATCCTCTCTCATGGCGAGCATTTATGGAGGCAATTAGCGCGACATCCACCGCCTCCACAAAAAACTGGCCGTGCTCTTTAAAGCATTTCCAGGGTCCCTCTGTGTGCTTACTCATCTTCCCCTCCGTCCTCACAAGTGCAATGCGCGTGTTCCTTTGCCCCGCAGCCAGGGCACGGTATCGTGACAACTGCCGGGTAATACTCGATGACTCCCAGCTTGCCAACGTCATCGCAGGCTCCGCAGGACGTGCATTGCTCCCACTCGTCGGTGTGCGTTTCGCCGTGCGGCTCGGTCATCGTGGCCCAGTGGTACTTGACGCTCAGCGGCTCTCCGCAATGGCTGCAATACAATTCGCCACCGTCGTCCTCGTCAATCTCAAGCTCGGTGAACAGATTGGCTACTGCCTCCTCGCGGGTGGAACCGAAAGCTTGCGGCCCGTCCGGTGCGGTGTTGTCATCCCAGGCGCACCAATCGAACTGATTAGTCGGGATAGGCTTGCGCCAGTAGTCCAGTCCGATGCAGATGGGTGCTCGTGATACCGGAAATGGCCCGATGAGCGGGCCCCCGGCTTCTTGTTCGGTTATGGGGTTCATGAGCGCCTCCCTGCAACTGCAGTCTGACCGTCAAGAGTGCGGTCCGGTGTTTTGGCTTTGCATTCGCGTGACTGGCTGATGTCGTCCGTCGGCCAGATGATAGAGCTACCGCCGCGCTCATAAACTACATCTATGCCTGGTTCCCACGGCGCATACCGCTCCCCGGCAGTCAGGCGACAGTGGCATCGGCTACACAGCTGGTAGCCCATTTCGTTGACCTCAGCGGTTCTGTGGATAATTCCTTTGTGAGTCATTTCATTCTCCTTTGTGAGCGCCGATTCCGCAGTTCCGGCCAGGTTGCCCGCTGTTTCCGCTTGGTTTCGTGCGCTCATGATTTATTGTGCATCCTTCCCGCCTGGCTTACTAGCCCCCCTTGCCGGGTCTTTTGCGGGGGTAGCAGGGTGCGAAAGATTAGGCGAAACTGATCTCCCGTCCCAATCCTCCGCGCTGACGAGTTCTGCGCTTTTAGCCCAACGCCTGAACCCCGCTAACGATACGCTCTCCAATGATCCTTCGCAATTAATATAGTAAACGATTCCACAGGCTACCGATTTCACATGGCGGCGCAAGATTCCGTTATTAGTCAGTAAATCCCAGATATCTCCGCGACGGATTTTCAATGGAGGTTTACAGCGTGGCATTAGTAATCTCTCTGAGATCCATTGCGCCTGTTTTCCCTGCTACCCAGCACCGCTCCGCAGATGGCCGCGATCCCGAGCCACAGGCCAACTGAGCCGGCGCAGCACATTACCACAAGCTCCGCGATGTGTTGTGCGTTAGTCATCTGCCCCTCCACGTGTTGCGTATCGCCCGTATCGTAATGGTCACCATCAGAGCCGCTAAGGCCAGACAGACAGCAAATCCTGCGATTGCCAATATGTATGCTATGGCCATCATTTCGCATCCCCCGGCGTGTACTGTAACGCAGCATTCCAGACATTCCATACTGCCTCTGCCAGCCACTCATCGTCGTTTACCAAGTGGCCGAGCATTGGTACCGCTCCATCCATGTCGAATACAGCCCGCACGTATTTGCCTTTGACCGCCGACCATTCCCGCGCCTGAGATATGCGCAGCAGAACGGGCAGTGCAGCAGGCAGAGCAGATAGCGGCCACGGTCCGAACGTCCAGTTATTGCCGTGGCGCTCCAATGCAATGAGCCAGCCATCCGCGGCGAGCACGGCGTCTTTTATGCGTACATTTTCAATTGGCATGACCGTCAATCCCTTTCTAAAATGGGATATCTTCGTCCGTTATTCCCATGCCGTCCGTTTCGGGACGCTCGGGCTCAGATGTCAACTCACCTTCAGGCGGTCTATCGCAGACGCGAACGTATTCAACGATCTTAGGTGCCGGGATCGACTTGGTAAGTTTCATGATGGCCGCGATGTTCGCATACGGTTCACCGCCACCGATCCTCGGCGCGTGAATGATGCTCAACAAGCAGCCTACCCCGATGAGTACTTCTAGGTCAAAGGCTTCAAGCTCGGCTTCCGTGAATGGCTTGCCGCGCCACGATTCGAGATCCTTCCGCAGTCCGGCCTTCTCATGCAGGCTCAGGGTGTACCGCTTGCGAACCTGGAACGGCTTGTTGTCGTCCCTCAGTTCCTCGATCTGCCATACGATGTTGACCTTGTGCTGCTTCTTGGTTTTACCGCTGTACGTTACTTCCAGTATCCCGAGGTCCACCACGTCGCAGCACACTGCCGCGTGGGTTCCAGCCGGGGCCGGTTTGAAATTTCCACCACTGCTTTTGGCGCTCGCGTATATAGGCATCACCTATCCTGCTTTCTTTGTATCTCGAATGGCCTGCACGGCCATGTAATCATTCACCGCACGCATAACCTGTGATCGGCAGAACTGATACAGTCGATCGCTGATATCCTCTGCGTCCTCGATGCGGCATTCGACCTTCTGGGCGCAGAAGAAATCCCTGCTCTCATAATTACCAACATTCAGCTTGTAACTGAAGGAGCGTGAGATATCCGTCATAGTGCCGGGCGCAACCGTGGCCCGTCCGACCTTAAGCACTCGTGGCATGAGTCCTCCTCGCCAGCGCCCGTTCCCACAGTTTTGTAACCACCAGATCCCGCGTCTGTTGGCTGGGAGGTTTGCGATGGCCGCACCCGGCACGCTTGGCGATCTCCAGCCACCATTCGCTGGTCATATCGGACACCGTACTGATAGGGATATCGCCGGAAGACAAGAGCGGTTCGATAAAATTGGCCATCTTGCCGGCCTTCATCTGGCGCCCGAGCATTTCGGCCGAGGTCATGCCGCCGCCTCCTTTTTTGGGTTCTTTGTGCCCTTGGCACGGCCTGGCACTTTCCGGCCGCATGTCGGGCACTTCCTGCGTTTAGATTTTGGTTTCATTGTTATCCCTTCCCGTAGCCGTAGCTGGAGCCGTAGCCGGAGCCGGAGCCGGAGCCGGAGCCGTAGCCGGAGCCGTAGCCGGAGCCGGAGCCGGAGCCGTAGCCGGAGCCGTCGCCGGAGCCGGAGCCGTCGCCGTAGCCTACGCGCGCCATACCGCTACACCTTGGATGGATTTTTGCGCTACTCCGGTCGCGTCCAGAATCTCAATGGCCTCAGTTAGCGTGATCCTCGAAACCGGCTCTGGAAACTTGCACTCCGCAGGCTTGCTGGTGCCTGACTGGGCAAGCTGCGAAAGCGAAGCCGCCCCCGCCCAATACCACAATCGGCGCGCGCCTTTTAGCACCACCTCCTTACCCTTCCTGCTTTCCAGGAATCCGGCGAAACACCCCGCCGAATAGGTTCTTACGATAACGTACTTCCGTTTAGATGCGCTCATGATTTTCCTCTCAATAACTTAATGCGCCTGCGACCAGGCTTTTTACGTCCGCACTCCGGGCACCTTTTCCTATCCAGGATCTTCCTAGAAGGCGAAGGGGTGCCACGATTACTCGCCTGCTCTTGACTCGTGGCCCAACGGCAATTTCCGGGGCGGTAGTCTCCATCCGGGTCCGGGTGACGGTCTAGAGACTTTCCCTCTGGACATTCACCCATATCGGCCAAAAACGCGGAGAAAGAATACAGCCATCGATCGTCAATCTTTATCCCCCTGCCCCCGTAGCGGTGGAAATCCTTGAGGTTATTATTCAGGCACCGTTGCCGCATGTTTATCCACGCTTGATAAGTCCTGGTGCCGGTCATTCCGTGTGACCTGTTCATAAAACACATGGTACACCGGCGCTTCAGCCCTAGTCAAGATATATTTTAAAGAAAATATACCATTGACAAATATTTCCGGATCATGCTACCTTGCGATTGTGACATACGCAGAGTTTCTGGAGATCCGGGCGTGAAGGCTGCATTTAAAACCATGTCGGCGCATGGAAGTTGGGAATGGCCAACACCACGTGATTTTTACGATATATTGAACCGAGAGTTCAAGTTTGATCTGGACCCTTGTCCCATCGGTGGCTCCTGCGACGGAAGGGCGCGGCTGACCAATTCATGGAAGGGGTGCCGGGTATTCTGCAACCCTCCTCATGGTCCACAGATTAGAAAGTTTCTAGAGTGTGCTATGGATGCCGACGTGGCAGTGTTCTTGCTCCCGGCGAGAACAGACACGCGATGGTTTCATGAGATCGTTCTTCCTATGTCCTCCGAAATCAGATTCGTAAAAGGACGTCTGCGATTCGGAGAAGCCAAGCGCCCGGCTCCTTTCCCTAGTATGGTCGTGGTGTTTCATGGAGTTTTTAGCGATCATTTATGAAGCTGGCGGCTGCTTGGCTGGCTTGCAGACTAGCGGTTATGGGCGGAACGCCAGTGCACCGGCTGCACGTGCCTGTAACCAATTTCCGCACGATGGAATGGGCGATTCTCGGATGTGTGGATTATGCCGGCGAAATGCGGATAGTGAGCAGGGAGCAACTTGCGAAAACCTCTCTGTATTGACCTATTTTGCGGAATGTTCGGTTGGGGTAGCGCTTTTGCCCAAGAAGGATTAGCGGTATGGTGGTAGGGCTACTCATTCAGCCCCCAATAACATCCTTGCTGCTAGCCTAGCGCGGCGCACCTCTTTCAGCAGTGCAGGTATGTCTTGATGTGCGTGTGCAATGAAAGTAGCGTCCCCGTGGCTGCGCCCCGCAACCCTACCACACCTCTCAACGGTTCGCCACCAGTCATCGTGGGTCTGAAACTCATACTGGGGCGGAGCAGACACTAAGTATGTGTCCTCACAGCCAGTCCGTTGGTTAAACCCGTACTTGTAGGTCCACAGGCCAGGAGTCGCCGCGTTCAGGCGATTCTCTATGTCATCTAGCTCTTTATCGGTCACACTTTCCCTCTCGCCCAGCGCTCACCCCCATGCTCACTTACAATGCACTCCGTCATCGCTCGGGCAGCATCCCGGATCATAGTACGCCGGGTACGTCTGGCATACGTGCGGCACGGGTGCCGGAACTTTGGTTATGCGGTGGAATGCGGTACATCCGGTCAGCAGCAGCGCAGTAGCAATCAATAGATGGCGTGGTGCAGGATGTACCATATAATCACCAGCGGTAGCGCCTTAATCGCTGCCAGCGCGATTCCAGCCACCACCAGGATGCACAGGGCCAGCCGCTTCAAGACGCAGGTGATTTGGCCGCGGCCGCCTGCTTGATCGCGCTCACGTGCGCCACGCTTTGCACCGCGGCACTGACGGCGGCTTCCGGCACAGACGTGACCGGCTTGGCAAAAACGGTTTCAATATCGCTGATGACCTCCGCGATATCGGTGAGCAGCGGCCCGTACTGTGGCGCGAATACGCCCACAACGCCCGCGGCGACTTCCAGGCCCTTGTTTACATCGGCTTCAAGTGTTGACCAAAATGACATTTCGTTTCTCCTGATGAAATTACCTGACCTAGCTAAGATCCGCTGTACTCCCACGTCGGCACGCCCGGCGATTTGAACACCCACTTTCCCGGCTGCGTGACAACGCCGTCCACCGTCACCACGCCACCCTTGAAAAAGTTGGGACTGCGCAGAAGCGCCTCGCACTGCCACGACCCGCCACCATCAGCCACGTCGGCCTGAATCCACCACTCACGGCGATTCTCGTTCGGCGGATACAGCCAATAGTACGCATAGTTGCCGCCGGCCACCTGCGCCTGGGCCAGCGTCAAAGGCTTCGTGAATCGCTCCTTACCGGCGCCGGTAAGCGCTACCTGCAGCGAGTCCAGAAGCGCCTGCCCGTATTCCTGCAGGCAGATTTCCGAGCCGATATCGTACATACCGCCGACGCCGAAGGGTCCGACCAAAACGGCGATGCAGGATGGCTCGGGATTGGGGTAAGGGATCACTACCGTGTCAGACATTCTTGCTCCTTTTTCTTGCTGCTGCGGCGCGCCGCTTGGAGCAGAGCTTGCATTCTCGCCGCCCGTTGGCCCGTGCATACACCGTATCGGGATTCAGCGGGTGGCCTCGCTTGCATCTCTTCTTTAGTGCCGCGCCCATACATAGGCACATTATCTGTGATGTTCGTACCATTTGTCAAGCGCCTTGCGAAATTCACGCGATTGTCGTAAACTTGGCGCAATTGGTTCCATGCAAGAGGGCGGATCGGGTGGCGGTTCGCCCCTCCCTCTGGTACGACAGGTACCTGACGCTATCCAAAGAAAGCATTGCGCGCCAGGCGGATATTTCGTACTATTTACTCAGAGGGAAGCACATGGAACTGATAACCACCGAAACGGAGCGTGACAGCATCCTGGCAGAAGCCGCGGCCATGCAGGATCGCATTGATGCAATCGAATGGTCGCTGGCGGTCATGAGCAGCGCCACCGAAGACGCGATGGAGTACCGCAGGAGGGTGCAATGACCGGCGAACGCGGCGCCCACCTGGCGGAAGATATCACGGTGCGCATCTGGCGCGCGCGAGACGTAAGCCACTACACCCTGCGCGAATGGCTGGCATGGCGCTGGCGCGTGGCGACCCACAACTACAGGCATTCTTAACTGGCATCATTAGCAGCACAATTCAACAAAAAGGAAAAGCATGAGAACCAAGACGGTAGTACTGTTCCTGCTGTCCGCGCTCGTTTGCGCGGCGGCTATAAACCCGGCGATTCAATGGAGTACGAGCGTACCCGGAGCCGGATTCGCGTTTTTCGATCCGTCCGACTCGGTGGTGTGGGTCGGTTCCTACGGCCAGTCGATGACCGCAGTATCGACCACGACGCACGCGCCTCTATTCGAGCAGTTCATGGGATCGACGCCGCAGGATTGCGACGTGGACACGTTATTTAACAACTTGTGGTGCATCGGCACAAACAGCGGAGTGAGTTACATTTCCGTGTTCAGCATGACCTCCTCAGTCCAGACGCAAGGACAGGCGAACTATCAGGTCTGGACCGGCGTTATCGCGAACGGTGGGCCATACTCGATCTCAGTTGACGCCACCGACCGCATAGCCTTCATCACCTCGGGAGGCGTGCTTGTCGAGTGGTCGATCAAGACGGACCAAGAGGGAATTATCAAACAGTTGAGCACGCCAGACGGATACACGATCCAGAACGCCTCCTATATGCCGATCTGCAATGGCGACACCGGCCTTATGGTCACCGCCGTTGGATCACTCAACGGGCATCAAGTGTCAGACTGGTGGTATTACGATCTCGGCACACGCTGCATTCAAGGCGGCGGCGGCTGGTTTCCAGGAAATACGGCAACCATCGAGGGGGAAAACGGGCTTTTCGTCCCCACGCCAATGCTTAAGCCCGTCTCGGTTACCGGGTACGGCGAGCAGATCCTAGCCCAGAGCGAACCACTACCGAACGGGTACGGAGGGTCTTGGCTCGTCTCGCCTCCATTTGGTCAACAGGGGTTTGCGTGGCTCAATTACAACATTGACGCCTACATGAACACTTACCCGCTGGAGCCAAACTACGCCACCGGGCAGGCATTCGACCCGCACCACACCATTTACATCTCCGTCATGACCACCTACGACGACGCAGTTCCAGGTAATCCTCCCGGCCCCAATCAAGTTATCTTCGCACCGGCATCTGGCGGCACGTGGCCGTATCCCGGAAATGTTCAGCCTGGAATCACTGTGGCGCACGCCGTATACGTCACGGTGGACGGCACGAACCGCGTAGCCTACACCAGCGGCACAGATGGGATGGTGACAGCGATCAGTTATTAGGTTTTGATCTGTAGCCCTACAGGTCTTGCGCAGCCCGCCCGGTGAGTATCCCGGCGCGGGCTTTTTATTTGCAGCAGTACTTGCTATTTGGGAACAGCCTGCAGAGTAGCGGGTGCGGCTGGCAAGGAAAAGGGGATCGCCGCGCTGACAACAGCGCTGGGCGATGAATTACCTCCTGTCGATGTAGTCTCCACCTCGTAGAACACCGTCGCGCCAGCCACCACCTGAGCGGAAGTGTCCACATAGGTCAGCACCGTTGGACCGACCGTAGCCAGGTTCGTGAACGTTCCGGGCCCGTTGCATGCCGTGGTGGCGCACGGCGCCGAAAGCACCTGGAAGCCTGACGCCGGGAAGGTGCCCGCTCCCGGAATGTATGTCCACGTCAGCGTTACCGAATGCGGGTTGGTCTGCGCGATGGCAGAAGCCGCAAATAGAAGGATTGCGAGAAGTGTTTTCATTTTCCTGATACGGTAGCGCCACTCGCCACCACTTTCGATATCGTAACTCCAAAATTCCAATTGCTCAGCGCCAGCCAGTTATTTGCGGCATCCGTGGCTGATAGCGAAGACATGGCCGTCCCGCTGGCAGAGCCGGTCGAGCAGTGGTCGTTGCTCTGATTGCTCGTATAAAAGTAGAACATCAGATTGCAGTACGGCGCCGTTACAGATTTCAGGCCATTCACGCTCGCCCACTTCGCCAACACGTCTTGGCCTTCATTCGCCAGTCCCGTACAGGAGTTCGGATTGCTCGCGCAGTTCCCGGACCACGCTGTATCGAGCACGCCGAGGTAGGAATTTGATTCGGTGGGCGCTCCTGCGCTCGGACAGAAGAACGGCCATTGCCCCTGATCCATGTAAATGTTCTTGCTCGTGGTCTTGACAAAGTCAGTCGTCATCGTGCCGAGGTAGGTATACCACTGGTTCGCGGCCGGATTGCAGGACGAGCCGACCACATCGAGCGAGAGAACATTGAGGTTCGTGTCCGATTGCCACGCAGTCCAGTAATTGAAGTCTGAAACCGTCGCTGCGGCGGATATCTGCGTTCCCGACTGGATCGCCTTGATAGCAACCGCCATCGCGTCGATGATCGTCGTCACCTGCGAAACCGAAAAATCCCACGCCAACATCCCCTCGAGAGGCTCCTCGTAGACCGTGGCGCGCGTGGCGAAGGATGAACCCATGCGCGTGAATGCCGCCTGTGCCAGCGGAACCATAGCGGCGATGTACTGCGCTGGCGTGGCCGTACCCGGCGTGAGACTGAATGACGTGGCGAAGTCGCCGCTCGGATAGAACCCGCTTACCAGCGTTACGCTCGTGCTGGTGGCGTGAGACTTCATCAGATCGTAGTAGTGCAGGGTGTTACAGTGCGGGCCGCTTCCGCCCGGTGGCGTGGCGTTTGGCGTGAGAGTGCCCCCGCCCGCGCAATCGCACCCGATGTTGTTCGGCACTCCCTGCGCGTTGGCAAAGGCTGAGTAGCTCGCATCGCAAGACCATGCGGTCGTTAAACTGTTCACGAACTGTTGCGAGCATCCGCTCTCCGCATTCAGGTCCATGTACTGATTGATTGCTGGCCCGAAGGTTGATACCCCGGTGGCGATCCACGCGCCCGCCGCAGGCACGAGCAGGCATTGCAGGACAATCTTCGGCTGAGGCTTGTTTGCGATGGCCGTGTACTCGGCGGCATAACTCGCGCAGGTATCGGCCACGAAGGTAGCCAGCGTCGGCGTACCGCCGCTGTAAATGGAACTGCAGCCGGCCTGTGACGAGCAGCTGCATTGACCGTACAGACCGGCTGCGAGGAACAGGGACGCGAATGTGATACGCCGGATCATCTGCCGATGGTGATATCGACGCAGAACGGCGGGTTTTGCACGCAGAACACAATAGGAACGGGTTTTGGAGTGGGGCGCACCGGAACGGCTTGCGTCTGAATGCGGCCACACCAGGGATCGGGCGGGAAGCTCGGGCCATGTGCAAGCGCCAGGGCCGCGCCAACCAGCAGCGTTGCCGCTGCCATCTTCAGGGTCATCGTCATCGTTTTTACTTCCTCCTTTACTCGCTAATGCCACACGTGCAGCCGTTGTATCCGCACGTGTTGGGATCGTCATTGCACCCGCTGCGGCAATTCGGGGCGGGGCACGGGCCCGGCCCGTGACACACCGGGATGATTCTCGCGCCGAGATGATCCGAGGCTACCTGAACCGGCCGCTTTTTCGCCAGAGCATAGGGGCACTCGTAAAACGATCCGCTCACGGCCACCTTTGAAGCGGCCCGTTCGTGACGGCAACACGGCATAGTCTTGACATACCACCCGAGGTAGCCGACAGCCGCCACCAGAACAGCCACAAGAGCCAATAGAAGTCGGTTCGCTTTCACTTTTGCTTACCTCCGAAACCGAGCATGCCGACCACGCCGTAATGCAAGCGCCAATCCAGCATGATAGCCTTCATTGCGAGCGGTCTCGCGAAGGATGGTGCCCACTTGATATCTGCCGCCGCCCGCTTCTGAACATCCGAGCACGGCCCCCAGCAGCAATCGAACACGCAGGCGTACCACGCGCAGTTGCAACACTGGCACGGTACACAGGTGGGCGGGGGCATAGCAGCCACAATCGCAACGGCGAGAATCGGCGCGGCCAGGGCCGCAATCAAGACCTTCCAGTATCGTTTCATCGTCCTCCATTCCGTACCGGCGCGCGGTGCGGTCTTGCAAGTATACAACTACCGTCGATGCACTGTCCACCGAGAATCCGGCACTGCTCGCAAAGATTCGGCGGCTCCTGCGGGCCGTTGCCCCACACCAGCATCGCGAATATAAGAGCGAATCTCATTGGACAGACACGAAAGCAGTAGGGCCACTCGCGCCGGCAGCAGGCTGTAACGCGCCGATGGCCGCGTAGCCCGTGCCAAAAGGCGCAGCGCCGGGGAATCCGGCCGCACCCAGGGAAGTCTTGGCGGCCGTCGTGAGCGCGAAGTTTCCGCTGCTGGAATTGAAAAACGGACTGGTGCTCGACAGGCTCACGTCGCCCACGCTGGTAACGCAATTATAATTCCCGCTGGTGTTGTTCCCGACGCCGTTATTGTAGGCCGTCTGCCCGTAGTTGCCTACTTCCGGGAGGCAGCCGCCAGAGAATGGCACATTGACGCCATATCCGCCGTTTCCCCAAAAGATGCTGGTGCCATAGATATTGAGGTCGCCGTTGGCCGCGAATGCCGACTGGCTGTTGATACCGTCGTGTGTGGAGTTGCTGAACACGCTATTGACGGCGATCATTTGAGAATTCAGCCCGGCGTTGTTAACCTGCATGTACCATCCGTAGCCGTTTGAATCCCAAACTGAGTTGATCGACACCCAGGTGTACGGGCTTCCGCTTCCCTGTTGATCCGCATCGGTCAGGCCGTAGGTATTTCCGTGGATATAAGAGCCGATGGCGGTCACTGTGTTGGCCGAACTATTGTTGGACGAGGAGGCAATCCCATAATTCCAGTTGTAAATCTCGGAGTTTTGCAGGACTATAGTTACCTGGGAGTGGTAGGCGTCAATAGCGACGGTGTTGCTTGCCCCGTTTCCAGCCACGCGGGTATTTATGAGAGTGAGACAGGCGCTGTCACCGAGCAAAAAGGCGTACTGCGTGAAACTCGTTTGTGCCACTATGTTCAGCCCATTCACGATCCAACAGTAACCGCTCGGCTGGAACATATTTACACTCGCCGTATTTGATTCGACTGTTGGGCGCGTGCAGGTTGTCGCTACGATACAGGCCGGGGTTATGTCTCCGTGCGTGGAACTGTAGCCTATCAGGTTAATCTCACTGCTCACGCTGAGCACGGTTGATATCGAGAACGTTCCTGTACCGCACGTACCGCACACCCATACAACCTGATGCTGCTGTCCCGAATTGCCCACCTGGGTCAAGGCTTCCGCGATGGTTGCGTAGCCCCCCCCGATAGTCGCCGTGCAAACGCTGGCAGCGCTCCCAAGTGAGCGATCAAATGTCGCCGTTCCGCCAGATTGCGATAGCTCCAGGAACACGCCCGTCGTACAGCCGCTCCCCGAGGTTATCTGCATTAGGTTTCCCGGCCCGTGTGTGGTGGCGCTGAATGCTGGTGTCGCGGTTCCTTGTGTCGTGGTGGCGCCGACCACCACGGTCATCGAAGTGCCGGACGCTGCCAGACTCTCATTCGTGCCCGGTGATCCTACGGTGGGATCGAACCCGCCGCCATTCGTATCAGAGCCGTCCTGGCGCACGTTGAATTGAGTGGTCGCAGAAACAGCGGCGAAGGCCCTCACACACAGCAGGGTGACCAGCAGGAGCCTCATTGGCAGTACACCGTCCCATTCACGCCGGTGAGCGTGGAATATGACGTGACGTCGAACAGAAACGTATCTCCCGGAGCGATGGCTGTTACCCAGGTGCCTACCGACGTGCTCGAATTCCAATTTGCGGAAGAAAGCACGATCGGCGCCGATGCTGTCACAAGCGTGCTGCCAGTCGTCGGAATCGCGCCATTTGCCTTGTAAAGCGAGATGCTGATCGAGCCGGAAGTGCCGCTCTGGGAGGCTATCGTCCACCCGAGAATGGCGTTACAGGCAAAAGGGAACGCCGCGTATACGCCCTGGTCGCCGGTAGCGCTCGGCACAAGCTGGAAACTGATGGAATGGTAGGGCTGGAGAGGAACGAAGTTTGATCCATTTACACAAATTTCAGCCTGATTCGTCCCGGAGTTCCCGGCGATGAGCATTGTCCCGGGATCGCATGATCCGGTCACGGTCCCAAGGCTTTGGGCTATCGACCCAGCATTTCCCGTGAAGGCATCTATCGCTGGCGCGCTCGGGCCGACTCCGAACGGGCTCGGCACGCTGAGGGTTACGCTGCCGGTGTTGCCGCTGGTGCTGATCTGGTTGGCCGTGCCGTGGACGCTGGAAACTCCCGCCCCGCTGCCGCCTCCGCCTGGCGGGCTGTACTGCGCCGCCGCTATCCCCGTGAGCACCGCGCAAAGCGCCAATAGCCGCATGCGCGGATTATATCACACATTCGGACTTGCGCCGCGCCAGCCATTCCTGCATTTTCATCTTTTGACAGACCTTGCAATAGCGCTTTAATCCAGAAACTTCTGGTGCTTCTACATCGTACAGATGGCCTCTTCGACAGGCTACACGTGGGCCTTTCGCCGCATTCGCTTCTACTTTGCGGCGATTTACTTCGGCCGCACGACGCGCCTTGCATGCCCGACAGTGACGTCCGCCGCCCTTCACGTACGTATTGGACTCATCGTAGGGGTGGCCGTAAGGACAGTGCGTGCGCGAGCGCTCTCGTGAACCAACGAGACCACGGCGCACGTTTTCAGCGTGCGTCACCAAGTCCAGATGATCGGGATTTACACAACGGCGAACGCGGCAGAGATGGTCTATCTCTAGTCCCTCTGGAATCGGCCCCCTATAAGCCTCGTAGGCCAGCCGATGAACCTCCCGGGTCTTTCCTCCCATCCTCAGGCGCCCATAGCCGGACCGCCCAACAGATGCCTTCCAAATCCAGCATCCAGAATCGTCGATAGCTATCGTGTTACGGATTCTCTCTTGTATAGAGGCAGTTATTTTCTTAGACATACGCGTATTGTACTGCGCGTAGTGATTGATAGTCAAGATAAATATTAGCTGCCGGTGAAAAACTTAAAAGCCGTCAACCAATTACCGACCGTCGCCCCTGCTATGCAGGTAATCTTGTAGGATTTCAGGCGATTTTTATCCGTCAGTCGAATGCTCTGGACCAAAAACTGTGTACCGAGACTCGGCGGCGGGGTCGGCAGGTAGCCGCACACCTCCGTTGACATTTCGACTGCCAGGGAAGCGACGGCGGCCGTACGCCAGTAGGTTATGCCGGTCCCGGTTTCCTGGGTGTAGGCAACCAGTGTGCCGCTGGTCGTCCAAGTGTCAGGCGAGTCCTCATAGTCATAGTCGGCCAGCAGGTAGATGGAATCCTTGCCGGGATTCGTCAAGACTACACCCAGGTTAGCGCCAGCCTCGTTTCCGCCGCTCGCGCCGAGGGTAAGGGTTTGTGTGAACGTGCCTACGGACGCCAGTGATCCAGCATAGAACGTCGCTTGCCCCTTCACGGTCGCCGGATATTCGGAAACGCACGCCGCATAGATCTCGAAGGAGTACGGCGGGGTGATCTCGACAGCGATGAGGCTCGGGCTACCTACCGGCACGCCGGTTGCGCCGGTCACCGTGATGGTGATCGGGTTGTTCGGCGTCACCTTGATATTCGTCGCAATGTAAACGCGGTTTGCCGATGCGGTGTTGGGCGAGCCGATCAGAATGCTACCGGCCAGCGAGTAGGTGTTCCCGTTGTCGTCGGTAACCGACGTCGGGAAGGTGCCCGGATAGTTGAATCCGCCGAAGTACCACAGAACGATCAGGTTGCCAGCGGTATTCGCAGCGATGAAGGTGACATCGCTGGAATCCTGGCCGCCCGTGTTCGTGGCTGTCTGCGCGATGGTAAAACTGCTCATCCCTCCACCACCATGAACGCCAGCCAGGTCGTAGTGGGCTGTGTCTGCGGCCCAGGCGGATAGATGACTGAGAAGCCGGGGAGAAACATCGTTTGCGTGGCATCCGTCGCCACAGAATATTCGCCCGCGGCGTAGGATTCGCCATCAAGCTCTGTCTGCGTGCGCGGGTTGCCGAATCCAAAATCCCCCCAACCGTGTATGCTGGCCGTGTCGAGCAGACCGAGAAATATGGTCACCGTCACATCGTTCTGCGCTTGCCCCGCTTGGCTGTTGTAATAAATCTGGATCGGCGTAGCGCTCTCGCCCCACTCGTACCCGCCAAGGATGCCCCATGAGTAGGTGACAAAGGGGTCGTCCTGGATGTACGGTTGCAGCGCCATGATCTCAGCCGGATAGGTCCACTGGTACTCCATAATGTGAACCACCAGCGTTACAGCGCCGCCGCCATACGTTACTGTAACGGTGTTCGGGCCGCCTGCCATGCTGGCACAGACAAAGGCCGCTAAGTACACGGTATTGTCGCCAAAGGCGTTGATGTTACACCAGGTGTTTCCTTGCGAATCGGTGACGGTCGTATCGGCGATGGAATCCGCAAAGACGAAGCACACGCCCATATTCCCGACTGTGTTGGGTGAAAGGAATGGGACGGCTACCGGCTCAACGGCGTACCCCTGATTGGCCTGCACGAAGGTGATCGGCATCAGGCGCCCGCCACTCCGGTTATGCCGATGATGATCGACTGTCCCGGAGCTAGTCCAGGCCGGTAGCTGTCCACCTCCACCTCTTGCGCCATGTTCTGGAAGTACTCGGCCAGGGTCTGCGCGATTGACTTGACCGCGGCGGATTGCCCGGCGCTTCCCTGCGTGAAGGGTAATTGGTCGGTCAAGTCTATGGTGAGGTCATATTCGCCCGATCCGCCCTCCACCTGCTGCCGCGCGATCATGGTGCTATCCGGGATGCTGGTGGGATTCGGGTACGGTGAGATTTGCCCGATATCCGGGTTATACGTTACCCAGATGGCCTCCGTGTCGCTGATCGGCGGGTAGGAGCCGTCCTGCGTTATAGTGTTGCTTCCAGCGTCCCAGTACCACTGAAACCCGCTGTCACCTAGTACGCCAACGGTCTGCGTCTCCGGGTAGGTTACAGAACCGAAAACGTAGGGCGCGGGCGGGTTCTGGTAAGCGGACGGGAGCGGATTCGGCAGTCCGGCGCCGAACAGGATGGTCGGCTGCGATCCAACCGGATACGAAACGTTGAAGGTGGTGGCCTCGCTGTTCCCGCTGAATACCTGCGTGACCGCCGGCAGAATCCCCTGCGAATTGATCCATGCGGCGTTGGCGTACTTCTCCCGTGTGGTCAGGGCGGATACCATCGACTGCACGTTTCCGTCTGAGCCATCCGCTTCCGAGATGTTCCACGGCGCAGCCGTCGTGATACCCAGAATTTCAAAGTGTAGGCCCTTCCGCGGGTCCAGGTAATACCAGAAATTCGTGCTGCCGTCGTTGATGTAGGTCATCAGCGAGGAAAGCGCCTCATCAACGGTCTGGTTAGCCAAAAACGTGATCGAATTGACCGTAGGCACAGGCACAAGCGGAGATTCGGTGATCGACCCGACGATATTGGCCAGCGTGATTCCTTCGCTGTCCTGAATGTAGGAAATCACCGCCTCTACGATCTGGTCCGCCGGCTGATTCTGGTAGGTGACGTTCGGCGCCTGCGGCTGCACGGACTGGATGGTTATTACCACCGCATCACCATCAGTCAGCGTCGGGCCGCTGGGGTCCTCATATAGCTGGAACGACCCAAAACTCCAGTACCACTCAAAACCGCCCGCGCCAACCGGAGGCAGCGCGGTTGCTGGTCCGACGCTCTGCGGCGTGCCGTTCAGGGTAACCTCGATAATGGCAACCGGAGGCGGGCTGCCAAGGTTGAACCACCGCTGATATCCGTATACCGGGCTATAGCCGTTCGACTGCTGTCCGCCGTTGTAGCTCAGGGTGGTGCTGGAAACCGGGAAAGCGGGAGTCAGCCCGAGAACGCGCCGGTTCAGAATGGCGTCCCAGGAAACGCACTGGCATTCACACTTCAACTGCCGCATGCCTGGGTAATTATAAATCTTCACCTGTTCGATGGAGCCGCCGAACACATCGCCCGGCTCCGCACCGAACGCTGGCCCGGTTACTGCCGTCACATCCACTGTCGCGCCTGAACCGCTTCCGGTTATGGCCTCCGTGGTCAGGCCATTCGCCACCGAGTACATGAAGCCGCCAGGCACGCCCGTTGTCGGCGTCAGCACGATATGGGAGGCGCCAATCGCGCCGCCGCCCGTGGTGCCGTCCACCTGGATGATGCAGGGATACCGCACGCCTTCTTGGAGCACGGCGATGTAATCTCCTGCGGCGTACCCGCTCCCGCCAGTGATGGTGTAGGTACTCACCGATCCGTCCAGCATGGCATCGGTCATCAGAACCGGCATGCCTACCACCGGAATGAGCGTGCGATCGCCGGTGAACGTCGTGAAGTCCAGCGTCGGACGGGTTGTGATCGACGTCTCGAAAACGATGGAGTCCTGCAAGATGTAGTTCAGCGGGTTGTTAATTACCTCATCCAGCGGGCGGTAGACCACGGCCTGTGCGCCGGTACAATCGCCGATGGTTTCGGCCAGCACGCAGGTGCTCGAGTTCGTCACGGACGCGATAGTAGTCCACAGAACCGTCGTCACGGCGGGCGATCCAGACGTGGAAACCACCTGAACGATATCGCCCACGTCCTCTGCCGTCAGCCCCTGCCAGCCGCCGCCGCCCAGCGTCAGTGTGCCCACTGCTGGCGATCCGGTATCGGTTATGGAGGCATTCAGATTTACGTACCCGAGCCAGACGGTTAAGGCGCTGGCTGTGTCTGGGATCGGCTTATATGGCGGAATGAGGAGGTTACTGCCCACGGGTCACCGCCAATCTACCAACGTACATTCGCTCGCCTTCCGCGCTTCACCGCAGTGTCGAATATCGTGCTCGCCAGTTCCTCTTTCGTCATGCCCATGATCGTAGCTCCGCGCATGTCGATGTGATCCACGTTGCTGCTGTTCTGGTAGGTGCTCTGCGGTCCGACAGACGGCACCGTGCCCATGCTGGTATTGAGCATCTTGCTGAACACGTCGTTCGATTCCTTGGTCAGCACGCGCTCGCCTGGGTCCAACATCACCGGCATCATGCGCGGCACGTTCTCAATTCCCTCCAGCGCCCGGTGCATGTGGTGGTAAACGTCGCGGTGCTTGATGCCCTGTTCCAGCCGGTCCTGAAAGTTGCGCTCCTTCGTGACAACTCGCTCGCCTTCATGCAGCACGGCCAACTGAGTGCGCGGTACGTAGTCTGTGCCCTCTGCGAAGAACCCGATCGCGCCGCTGGCGATCCCGGCATACATGCCGCCACCGCTCGATAGGCCTGAAAGGATGCCACCCAGCGCGCCCGTGAGCATCTGCTGAAGCGGCTGAAACAGCGCGTGCATCACCGTCTGGAGAGCCATTTGTGCAAAGCTCTGGAATATGTTGATAACCGATTGGCTCCAATTCTTCCAGTGAACCAGATCGTTCGCCAACGCGCCCTCGATGCTCTGAAACATCGACGGTATTTCGGTCATGACGCCGCCCGCGAGTCTCTGCTGAAAGTCGCCGGTTTCCTGGGCTGCCGCTGCGAGCGCTTTGCTATAATTCTGCCATCCTTGCACGAATGCCGTGCTTGTCACACCGTCCTGTCTGGCGACAATCTGCAAGCTTGCGACCATCTTAGCCAATTCTTCATCAGCGTCTTTGATGTGCAGGTTCGAGAATGCCTCGCGCAGGTGCGTCGCGTCGGCATAGGCCGCGTACATTGCCGGACTCAATCGCTCCTGAAGTGTGACTGTTATCGCGTCTCCTGAGACTACTCCCTTCTGCGCTCCTTTTTCCCACTCGTCCCACGCTTTATCAAAGGTTTTTGCTAACTGCTGAGACTGTTCGTCTAATTCCTTCTGCCCGTTGACGAGTTTAGCGATGAGAGACTCGGCGGTTGTCGTGTTCAACTGCGCTGGGACCTGCGCGGCCTGCTCTGCGATTCGCCGCAGAGTTTCTGCCACGATCCCACCCTTAGCCTCGATTTCCTCGAATAGTTTAGGGGTCTCCGTGGCCATCTCATTGACCTTGGAGAGCCAGGATGCCTCTTTTTCTATCGCTTCGGCGGCTTCATTTATGGCCTCGGCCTGCTCTCGGAACTTTTCGTTCTGTTCTGCAAACGCATCCGCAGTCCCTTGGTTATCCTGTTGCAGTTTACCTAACTTGCTAGTCAGGCTTTCGTGCGTCTGCTCGTCCGAAATCCGCTGGGCCTGCTCACGGATGTGGGCCAGAGCAGCCTCTGCTGCGGCAATCTCTGCAGGTGTCCCTACTGTTGTTTCGATAATGGTCCGCCCACCGGGGGACACCGAAATCACCCGCGTCTTCTCTTGGAGCCTGTCCAGTTCAGCCGACACGGCCTGATATTCGCGCTGTAACATCATGGCCTGACCGGTGCCTGTCTTGTCGCCGGACATGGTATCCTGAATCCGCTTTAGGGCCTCCTCCAAAGGTGCCAACGATGCGGTACCGAACATCTTCTGGAACCAGTCCGCATTCGACTTCTCCAGAAGTTTAATCATCTCATCGCTGTCTTTATCGAGAGATAGGGCGAGCTTATCGGCCGACAGTGCGGCTTCGTCCAGCGCCAGTTTTAGATTGTTCTGCGGGACTCCTTCGAGCTTGGCTATCTGATTAGATAACTTGTCATTTGAAACCTGCAGTTCAGCGTCAGTTATTTGAAGTGATGCGTTGAATTCGCGCCATGTAGTCATGGCCTCATGCAGAGCGTTGTTCTCCTTTTCAAAGAATTCAACGATGCCTGAGACGAGGTGCCCTATCATTTCCGGCAACATCACGGCCATGAACGCCTGCCGGAAAACTCTGACCTCGGAAACTAGACTGCGAATGCTGCCGCCAGCCTGCTCGCCGAACTTGCCGAAGTTTTCACCGGCATACGCCACGTTCTGGCCGGTGGCGTCCAGTTCGGCCGATAGCATCTTGACTTGCGCGGCAGACGCCGCAGCCGCCGTACCGATGCCACCAATGGAAGCCGAAGCACGTTCGGCCATGCCTGGCACGGAAGCCATGCCGCTCTGGATGGCTTCAGCGAGCGTCTGGCCCCCTGCGACTCCCTTGGCTACTGCCGCCTGGAAGTCGGCGTCCATCTGGCTAAAATTGCCCTCGACTTTGACCTGGACGCGGCCTATGACTTCGGATTCATCCGCCATTGGCCAGCCTCTGCCGATTCTTTTCGATCACCTTGGGGTCCAGCGCGCGGAAGTGCGACCGGATGATGCTACGCTTCTCCTGCCAAGTTTGCCGCCCAAACACGTCTTCCGGCCGTGCTGGGCCCGGCGCACTACCGCCGAACATCTGCGGCTCGAACTTGCCTTGGAACCAAGCGCGGTGCAGAACGGTCATCAAACCGGCGAACATATCCACCTCCCGCTGGCGGTTGGCGTGCCACACATCGCGCAGCGCTTCAAATTCCCACGGCGCCAGGCCCCACAGTTCACGCGCGGGTATGCCAAGACCGTAGGGGCTGGTGCCGAAGGCCCACAGTTTGAGCCAATACGCCTCATCGCGTGTTACTGGACCGCTGGGGCCTGTTCCGTCGCCGGGACTGTCTGCGGCCCGTCTGGCAGCCCCAGCCATTTTCCCAGAACGGACATAACGGCTTTGCTGATTTCCGGCATCGCGGTTTCCGGGATCTTTCCGGCCCAGTATTCCGAGGTCGGAATGGGCTTGCCCAACCTCTCGAAATGGTCCGAAACCATCGCCGAGAACAGATCCAGCGTCAGCGCCAACTTGCCCGGTCCCGGCTTGCGGATTTCTGGAATTACGTCGATGCCGCGCTTGTCGGCGATGTATTGGGCCAAAAGGCTGAATTTCAGGGTGTAGGACTGCCCGTCGATGGTTACGACAGGATCTCCGAGGGGAGTATTCATGGAGCGGATTATATCATACGCGGACAAAGAAATACCCTGGGCTCTTAACGGAGCCTTCCCGATAGGGTATACTCTAAAGCTGAGGCTGTTGAGAACGGTTCTGCTTTTGTCCTGCCCACACCCATTAGGACAAAGGCTCAGGCTCTTTACCCTGGGACGGCTAATCCCAGGAGGCCCCGCTCACGGCGATTCGCCGCTGGGTTTCCGCCCAGCAGCCTCAACAACTAGTCGCCTCCGCTTTGCAGTAACGCCCGTGAAGGGTTCGGAAGCGCCGCCCGGGACTCCAACGGCAACCCAAGGTAAATTTTAGCACTTCGGCCTATTGCCAGCGCAACGTTTTCATGACACTATATAGGCGGGGAGGTTGATTTGTCGCGAATCAAGGGCCACTCCTTTCAGAGACTTACCCCTATTTTACCGCCCCTCCTGTTCCTCTTGGCCTTTGTGCACAGATGGGCAATCATCCGGCTTCATGCCCGTTCCTCCGCACACGCGGCATAGTTTGGCCATCCCCGGCTCAACGCCGCTACCTTCGCAGTGCTCACATGCCGCCTGCGGCGGCAGATTTGCTTTGAAGTTCATTAGGCGCTGGCTTCTCCTTCTCGAAATCGTGCGGATTCTGGATTTTATCGTCGTTGCTTGCGGCCTGTTGGATGAAATCGTGAATCCAAGTGCGGAAGTACCCGGCATCCTTTGGCAGCGGCGGCTGCGAGCGGGCGAGCATGATAAAGCCCTTGCCGGCAATCGCCGTCATCATCGCGATATGGCCAGCGTCTAGGTGCATAAACTAACCACGGCAACCAAACTATGAGAGCGTCGGCATGCCCGTAAGGCTGATCGTCACTTCGGCCTGTTCCACGCCGGCCACCGCAGCCTTCTTGCTGAACTTGCTCACGAAGCCGGTGAAGTAGTCCGTCGTCTGGCTGGCGTCGGGGTACTGAATGGCGAAGTTGTACGGGTTGCCCACTGTGGTGCGCCCGCGCGAGGTGAAGACGCCCTCAAGTCCGAACTGGGTGATTCCACCGTCGCCGTAGTCATGGCCGAACGGAGTACTTGGCGTGCCGATAACGCCGGTCGATGCCGGGATGTAGAAGATGGGGAACGTGATATCCCCGGTGTCGAGCAGCGTGACAAGTTTCTCGCGCCACGGGTGCGCGCTCGAATGGCTGGTCACATCCACCACGGCGCCGCTCATCGACGGCCCGGTGAGATCTCCAATATTCGCGATAATATTGAAGGTTTCAGGACTATTCCCATTCCCGATCATCAGATACGTGTTTATGGCGGGAAGCCCAATCGGGAAAGTCGAAGGGGTATAGACGATCCCGCCCAACATAAGGGCAAAAGCCGCCAATAGCAGCGCGATCATTGGTCCACCGAAAGACATGCTCAACATCAGAATAGCCATCCTAGTACTCCTCTTTTTGTTGGATCTGAGATAGAATCGCCCTATGAGATGGCCTGTGCGCACGCTCAAAGAGAGATTTGAAAACCACGTTTTTTCTGCCGCTGCAGATGCCTGCTGGCTGTGGCTCGGAGCATCCACGCCTCCCGGTTACGGAGTGCTTCAGGTCCGCAGCGGTGATGCGTTCAAGCTGCGATACGCCCACATTGTTTCTTGGGAGATGCGCCACGGTAAAGTGCCTCACGGAACGGAGCTTGACCACTTGTGCCGCCACCCGCAGTGCGTTAACCCCGCACATCTTGAGCCTGTCGCACACCGCGTCAACGTCGCGCGCGGGCGCGCGGGTACCAATCCCAATAGCCACAGGCGTCCGCGAGACTGTCATGGCAGGTTCTCCACTGCGTAGAGCCTCACGTCCAAACTCTCCACATACGCCGGCTGCGCGCTCAACTGGTAGTCCATCCCGGCCCGCTGGCTCAGCAGGAAACTTGGGAATTGCGGCGGCGTAACGGGTGGCGAATCGAATTGATCCTGGCTGGCCAGACACACGGTGCCCAGGAACGCGACCACATCTGCGGCCACCTGACGGCAAATCTCAGCGTTAAAATCAAGCACATCAATCTGAAACCGCGGCGTCGATAACGCGCTCAAGTTCGTATCCGCGGCGCCGTTACCCTGGATGTAGCGGCGCATGGTTGAAATTCTCCGTACCCGGACACAAGAGTTACCGATCTCCCCGGCTGGCGAAGTGGGTTGCAGGGCGCCCTGCACAAGCTGGCGATCGTACCAGCGGAAAGGGTTCGTTCCCAGGTCGGTCTGTAGCGTGGCATTCTGCATGGCCAGCGTGCGCAATTTATCCTCGGCGGAAGGCATTACCACCTCCACCTTTGGCACTCGCGGCGTAGCGCTTCCGCCTCATGCACCAGGCGCGCCGCGCTCAGCGTATCGGCAATTGCTTCCGCCCATTCGATCGTGCGCCGCACGCGCGCGATTACCGCGCCGTTCTTCGCCGCCGTAACGAATATCTCCCGATCGGTAAATTCCACCCGGACGGCACGGTCGCCGGGCACGCGCAGTACGTGCGCGTTCGGTGGGGCGCGATGAATGTCTACAGCGGGAGCCATTTAGTTTGTCACCTGATGCAGCGATAGGCGCGTCATCTGCTGTTGGGAGTCCGATTCAACTCCGAGCACCTCATAAGTCACAGCCACGCTATCCGGGCCCGTAATCACCGCGCGCAACGTTGGCCGCGCACCTGCATCGCCCCACGGAATCACATCGCCGTAGAACCCGCTGAGCAGCACATGCCGGAATACGCGCGCCTGAATCTCCGGTATGGCCTTCATTTCATCGGCACTCAGCCGCTCCCCGGTGGACCGCGGAGCATCCATACAAGGCACGGCTGTTGCGCCAGAAATCGCCACGTAGTTACCACTGGGCTGCCCGGCGCCCACGAGCACGCCGTCAGGCTGGAAGATCGTGCAGAGCGATGCCATCAGCGTGCTGTCGATAGCCGCCGGCATCACCGCCTCGATTTCGTAGCCTATTCCCTGGTACACGCTATCCCCTGTTCCTCGGTTCCGTCATCAGCATTCGCTTGGTCATTTCCTCAAGCCGCAGGCATACCGTGGTCAGCTGCGCCCACTCCGTCTGCCCAAAATTGTGCCGCCACTCGCGCAGCCGGCTTACCTCGGCCTCCAGCGTCTCGATCTTCGTTACAGTGCGCTGCTCGGCTACCTCGCGCTTGGTCAAAGCCTGCAGAAGCTCGGACAGATCCCCGTGAATCTGCGCCTGCCCCTCGGCCAACTCGCCGGTGATCTTCTCCAACGAATGCGTGCGCTCGTTCATTTTGGTTGCGAACACAACAATCCCCACAAGCTGAAGTATGATCGCCAGCCCCAGCGTAGCGAACTGAACCCACATTTAGTCTCCCCGAGACTACCATAACAACTCCCTCGCAGAATTAAGAACCTAAAAGCCTTAACCACACCTTAACTGTTCTCTCGCGTGCCGAAAATGCGTCATTTACCCACTCGGCAATAGCGAAGGCGCCGGAATTGTCGCTCTGTTCCCGCAAAGATTCGGCCTGCGCATGCAGTGCCGTCTGAACGTCCTTCGCATTGAGTTTCACGTCCAACATCGAAGAAATCACGGCCAGCCGCGCTTTGCTGCTGGCAATCACATCAATCGCCGTCGCCGCCGCGCGCCGGTAATCGTACACGCTCACGGCCTGCGGCACATTTGAACCGGTCGGGTCCGACTGCGACGACTGGTAAATCCCCTGCGAACTTTCCAGGAAGATGAAGGCGTTTAGCTCATCGTCGTTGAAAATGGGATGCGTAACGTCCGTATCCGGTATCAGGCTGCGCACGATGAACAACTGGTAGTTCGCGTTCGGATCATACGTGAAGCCGCCGGGGATTGCACTGTAAGTCGGCGGATACGGCGGCCCATTCGACGGATCAACGGGATAGGGAGGGAGGCTCATGGCAGGTAGGTTACGGTCACGGAATCTCCGTTGGCGATATACATGCACGTCTCGGCCAGTGCGTACACATTTTGGACCGGCGCGAGATCTTGGCGGGTCAGCGGGGGGAAAAAGAAGCCACCGCCAGCCGCGATAGCCGCACCGCGGGATGACGTCGCCCCGTACCCGAGCCGCACAACAGCGGAGTTTCCTGACGGCGCGATGATCTGAATCCAGCGCGCAGTACCTGAGGTTGCCAGGCACACATTCGCGCCCGTCCCGGTGATATCGGGTAGCGTGACCGTCTGCGATGCGCCGCCCTGTGCGTGCGCCCGCGGCATGTTCCACAGGCCGTCGCCAATGCCCCATACGCCGAACAGTAGGAGTGCCAGCAGCCCGGCTGTCTTTAGCTTCTCGCTCATTCGCTCCTCATAAAGTCAAATGGCCCGCCCACCACCTGAGCGGCGAGCGGGCCATCCTAGAAAACCTCCCCAGGCCTCCTAAGTTCCAGTCCCGCTTCCGTTGCTGTAGACCGCCATTAGCGGGTCCATCTGCACACCGCCATAAACATGGCGGATTTTGTAATGGATGGCGTCGGTGTCGAAATCGCCCTCCATCGGATTCTGCATGGTGGTGCCGATCATCGGCCCTGCGCCGGGTCCCATCTGGCCCTCGCCGATGGCTACCGAGTTCGGTAATTTCATGAACAGTTCCGGCATGCGGCGCCCGCGAAGATGCGCGAATTCCAGCGCCGGGCGCCCGCTGTTCGGATCGCTGAACAGGTACCAGCCCTGGTTGCCGTAGGTGCTGTCCACGATCGGCAGGTAGTAATTGACGGCGAGTTTCACGATGTTCCGCGCCCAGTTGGCCACATTCAAGCGCTGCGCCGAAACGTTTCCGCCGCTGCTCGGGTCGATGACCGTACCGCCCTGATCGTTGGCCCAGAAGTAATCGGCGTTCAGAATGTTCTGGGCCGTCACCTTCAACGCCGGAGGGACCACCAAGGTCACAGCCTCAATGTCGATCGGCTGGCCATCCAGATCGCGCTGGAGGGACATAACCACCATCGCCTGTGCGAGTGCGGTGATCGACAGCGGCGGGTTGTTCGCGGTGTACACATTGCCCGGCGTGTTTGCCGAGCTCACCACGTTCTTGAAGTTCGCGGTATTGAAGAAATTGGTGTTGTTCGCGAAAAGATTCGTGACGAAGTACTCCTCGCCGCGGCGCATGCCGCGCCCGAAGCGCGCTGGAACGTCCTTGATGGCGTTGAGATCATCGTTGATGAACGTCTCCCAGTAGAACGGCATGCGCTTGCCGTACTTCTGGAGATTGTAGGCGTAGTACCCGACACCGGCGGCTGCGCCCGGAGGGACATACGTGCCCGCCTGCTGCGCCGCATCCGAGATCTTGTCTTCGGGGTACGGTGCGCCCTGGTCGATCGGCGTGTTGTTCGGCGCCGTGCCGTAGTCAATCCTGAAGCGCTTGACCTGGCGGAAGTCGGCCACGTCGGCGTGCGTGGCAATCATGTTCCAGGTGTACGGCGTCTCGCGATAATTGGCGATGACGGCACGGTCGATGATATCGCCAAAGATGTTGGGGAAATCCGAGATGGACAGCGCCTCAGTCACTCGCAAGGGGCGCCCGTTCATCGCTTCGTTGATGGACAGAATTGCCCACTTGTTGCCGCGAAGCGCCTGGTTCAGGACCTTGCTGGCCTCGAACAGTTTGCGCTCATAAAGCGCGCGCCGCGGGTCGCCTTGGCCGGGAACGCGCACCGGAACCATGCCCGGCTCTTTGTCGGTCTGCGAGCCGCGCCAAGGGGTATACAGCCCTTCGCGGATGTCGCGCGCGTCGGCCGCGCCGGATACGCCGGGATTGTTGATCGTGATTCCCGGAGGGAGGCTTGCGAAACGCGATGCACTCGCGAAGTCGCCGTAGTTTTTGACTACCTCATTGAACGAAACCACTTATGCACCCTCCTTGAGTCTGACCGCGATAATGCCGGTCGTCGCCGAAACTAACAGCGGTCCACCCGCGCCACCCACGCTTACTGCGGAGCCGAACAGCACGCCCGAGGTGTTCTTGTCCAGCGTGAAACCGAGCGTCACGTTGCTGTTTGTGTCCAGCGTTCCGCCGTCCGCGTAGATCTTGTCGCCGGGGTTCACCGCGCTGCCCGTGCTCGGGCTGAGTGAAGATTTCGCCGTCACGGTGAGATTGAAAACTCCAGCCAGCAGCACTGCGATATTGCCCGTGCTGGGCAACTGCAACGGGGCCAACGTGCCCGGCTGCAACAGCGGCGGATTGCTGGTCATCGCCACCGCCGCCAACTGACCGATCAGCAGCGGCTGCCCGCTCTGGATAGTTATGGACGGATTAACAGCAACCTGTAGGGGCTGCGCACCGCCTTGCTCCAATACCTGGTTGGGCGCTTCGCAGCGGCCCTCTTGCAGAGGATTCCTGAACATTTAGGCGGCCTCCCCTCGGTTAATGAATGCGTCGTGCAAGCGCTTGAACTTCTTGCGCTCCTGCTTGTCGGCTCCGTCGCTCGCTTCGCCCATCACGAAACCGGCTAGTTCGCCCATCGTGCTGGTGAACTCTCTGGCTTCGGCGTCGGCCAGCGCTTTGCGATCCGCCTCGGTCATGGTGGTGACTGGCGCACCCATGCCGAAGACGATAGCGCCACCGGAAAGCCGCGATACGTAATCGCACTCTTCCTTCGTCGCCGCCTCGGCCATCTTCCCGAGTTTCTCGCTGTCCAGTTCCCCGGATGCGGTAAGCGGCATCGTGCCCGAAAGCAGATTCTGCGTGACGCGCTGCCGGATGGCTTCGCCCACGCGAACGGTTTGGAAATAGCCGGAAATGACGCCGGCCGCCTCGGTCAGCGCGAGCCGCCCATTCAGTTTCCTGATCTGGGCGAGCGCTTCTTGCAATCTGGCGTCATCCGCCATATCTTGGCTCTCCTGTACTTGGATTTGACGGCTTCCTCGCGCCGCCTCGAATAACTGCAAAATCTGTCCGCCCGCACCCGGCGTGGTCACGTAATCCACGCTGATACCACGGGTTAGCTGCTCGATGATGGGTCCGGTCTTGCCATCCGGAGCTTTGCCTTCCTTGGCTTTTCCGGTTGCCCTGATCGACATGCCGATGTGCTTCGCCAGGCTGTCCACCGGGCCCCGGTAGTGCGGTTGCACCTCGGCCTTAGCATACAGCCCAGGCCCTGCTGGACCGGCATGCTCGTAGTGGGCATCTTCGGTCAACACGCTCGCCAAGTCGCGCAAATCGCCTTCCGGCCGCGCGGCTTCCTCGGCGTCGGTCTGATGGTTCCAGAAATTCTTGGTGCCCTTTTTGAAAACTCTGGGGCCGTCCCTCTCCAACACGTCTGCTGGGTAATAACCGGACGATCCCCGGCCAGGAGAAATTAATTTCAGGTAAGCGGTGCCGTCCTGGCCAACGGCGCCCTCCTTAAGGGGTATGGCATCGCCGACGATCTCCGTCTCGCGTACCGAGTCCATGCACTCTTTGTCTTCGCCGTCCTGCCAGGACTTGGGGAGATGGCTCGTCCAGCCCTTTTTCTTGGCAATGGCGATGATGCGGCTCTTTAGCCCGCTCATGCCGTAGTTGGCAGATCCGGCCCGCCCCATCGCATGGACTGCGGCACCCACATCTTCCGGCTTCAGGATTGGAAAGCTCTTGCCCTTTCCGGCGAAATCCCCAGCGTCGGCCTTGTCTCGTTCGCCCTTGCTGATGAACCGCTCCGCGTATCGCGCGCTGCCGGCTTCGTAGAAGCCGGCCGATTCCATCGCGGTGTAGTGGTCGTCGTCGGTCGCCTTCGGATGGTAGGTAACGTTCGCCATCACCGGCTCACGCTTCTCGTGGTCAATACTGGCGTGCATCTTTCCGCCCACGGTGCCGATGGTGTACGGTGCGCTGCACAACTCGCCGTTCGTGGTATAGATGCAATCGCCCGATTCGCCGTCGCCGGAATGATCCACGTAATGGCCGTAGGATTGGCCCGTGGCGTGTGCGTCCATAACCGCGCCTTCCAGCGCGTTGCGCACATTGCCGTGCGTCATTCCGATAGCGGCTTCCTGAATTTTGAGAGCGAGAACTTCAAAGCCCTTCGACAGAGGCATTCAAAGAGAGAATAAACACAAATGCGTGACTCTTGGTAGCAAATACGTCGTAATGTTGGTATTATTGCCTTTGGCTCAGTGCACGAGGTGCAAATCGGAGGAGGCGCGCGGTAAGCACCCATGGTGCTCAAAATGCCGCGCGCTGCATGATTCTTTCAGGAAACGCCTGCGCGCCACGCAATTATCCGCCCGTGGCTACCGCTCGGGTTGGGAAGCGTGCGCGGCGCGGGTGCGTGAAGGTGTGGAGCGCGGGTTGAGTGCGATGGAGATTGCGGCGCGGCTGTGATACAATAGCTTTTCCGGGCGACACGAGCATATCCAGTGCGCGCGCCGCCCTGACCAGTGCAGTTGGAGAAGAACCGCTATGGCTAATAATCAGTATAGCTTTAAAACCACACTCGATAGATTCATGTCCCATGTCCGCGTCCTGTCTAGCGGATGCTGGGAGTGGACAGGTCACCTTAACAACGGGTACGGCAAGTTTTGGATCGACGGACGCCCAATGCGAAATCCGCGAGCCGCTTGGACCGTCCAGCGTGGTCCAGTCCCTAAGGGCTTAGAGCCGGATCACCTTTGCCGTTATCGTCCGTGCGTAAACTGTGACCATATGGAACTAGTCACGCACCTGGAGAACGTGCGCCGCGGTAATGCCGGTAAACATCTGTTGGATCGCACGCATTGCGCCAAGGGCCATCCGTATACAGAACGAAACACCCGGGTCAGAATACAGAAAAACGGGAATCCTAGGCGTACATGCCGAACATGCGAGGCTGAATCAGACAGAAGGCGACGGCCTGAGCGATACGCAGATCCTATTTCAGGGCCAATGCCACGTTATCTATGAATACCTGCTTTACGGACTCCCGCGCAGTATCTACGCTTGGCCGCATAAACGGCTGCGCCACCATCCCCGGCCAGGTCATCGTGTACGGGTACGGACCGGCGCCTGGGCTTGCGGCGCCGCGCCTCCCGGTCCCAAATTCGATATAGCCAGCGTATGGCACCTTTGCGCTCACGGTGCCTACGATCATGCCAGACTGTTCGTCGGTCGTCCAGCCGATGCTTTCGCGGAGTGCGCCGGTCTTGACAGGTACGATCGCCTGCGCTTCCTCGGTTATGATTTCGCAAGCCTGTTCTACCGACAACTGAACCGCCGCGCGAATCTTGCCCATGACGGCTGCCGTGTTGACCGGCATCGCTGATGCTGTGGCTTTGAAATTCACTTAGCTCCCGCCATCATTGCCTTCCATGCGCCGAACGGACCGCGAAACAAATTGCCGTTAGGAGATATCCAAACCGCAGCCATCACTTTTCGCCATCCCGCCCGATCTAGCTCAGAGATCATTTCCTCTATGGTCTTGGGCTGCCCCATGCGCTTCTGCGCGCTGAATCCTCGGACTTCGCCAACTGTGGTACATGGAAAGCGTGCCGCTCTTTGGGAATCTGCGTAAATCATGCTGCATCCTCCTCCACATCGCGCCCGCTGGCGTGTACTTCCAGACTACAATAGCAGCCTGGGTGCCCGCATGGAGATTGCGCGCCGCTGGGGAATGCCGCTCTGATCGGGATGCGCCCCGCGGCTTCATTCGCCACACACGACGGGCACGGCTTATCCGATTGCGTGTGCCAAGACTTCTCATCCGCGCCTGCCTGCATGCCGAGTTCAACGATCCCGGCGTTGTAGGCATTGTTCAGTTCGGTCTGCGCGATCAGGTTCACCCGGTAATCGTTGAAGTCGGCGAACCTGTGCTTGATGGCCGCCACGATTCCCTGATAGTCGGCGCCGTCCTGATAGGCCCTCGCTACGGACAGAGCTACCTGCCGGATGGTGGTATTGTCGATGCCGCCGGCAATCTTGGCAAAGCCCTGGTTTGCCAGGTAGCGCGCCTCGAAACTGGCGTAGGCGCCGTCATCGGAGTAGGCGAAGTCGGACGCGGTGTGCGTGGCGGCTGCTGTCAGCGCGGCGGATAGAGCGTCATCAAACAGATCAGCGATTAGCTCATCTACAGGGAGGGACGCCAACGTAGCGCGAAGGGACGCCTCGATACCTTCGGCGTCGGCATCTGCCTCTCGGAATCCGGCTACTGGAGGCTTCATTGGCATAAACGCCCGCTCTTGCCGTTTGAAGTGCTTGCGCACCGCACGCTCAGCGTTGGCGATCGGCTTTTCCAGCGCGGCGTTGCGCCGGTCATGCGCTGGAGTCGGCATCGCCTCCAACAGCGAATCGGCCACGGCGATTGCCGCCTCGGTCACGGCTTCATCGCGTTCCACCAGGTGCGGACTGACGAGCCAATGCAACTTGCCGCCGTGGCAGTGCGCTACGTGCCCGTGGTGGAATGACACGTCATCCGTCTTTGCGCCGGTCAGCCGCTCGATAAGCGCGTTCGTCAGCGGGTGGTGCGTGACGACCACTGTATCCCCTTGGCCGTGTCGTTTGATCGCGTCCAGCGATTCTGTGGGATCGCCATCGGGGTGCAATTGCCACAGGTTCACGATGGGCGCGCCCAGCGCTTCAGCGATCGGCTTGGCCGTATCCACCGCACGCTTGAAGTATGAACACAGCACCACGTTGGCGCGTCCCAATTCGCGGTGCAGGAATCCGGCGATTACCTTGGCCTGCGCGTGTCCGGTTTCGGTTAGCGCGCGGGTTGGATCTTCGCGCGGGCCGTCTTCGGATTCAGCGTGGCGCACGAGGTAGATCTTCACATTATTTCCCTGAGTGCGTGGAACGATACGTTATTAAGCGTGGTCACATAAAACTCTTGCTGCACCCCCTGATAGCGGCCGTCCGACTTCCTCTCTACCGTCCACTTCGGACGAGATGCGCTTTTGACCATTGCGATATGGGTCCGCGCCTCGTTAACCGCGATGTATGCATATGGCCTTGGACGTGATCGATCAAATGAATGCTTTGCGCACACGATGAAATTGGGGAAGGGCCAATCCGTATCAGAAGTGAATGCCGCGGACAGTCCCTTTACCTCGATGCGTAGCCCTATCTCGATATCTCCACCGTCCGCGTATTCTTTCCACGCCTTTGGTTCAGGCGAGTAGAACGTTGGATTTACCCGTACCGGGTAGCCGCGAGATTGAAGCCACTTAGAAACAAGCCAGCATGCGTCCCCGCTCGCGGACAGGTGCGCCAAAAACTTCTCATGATTGGCAGCCTCAGGCGTGCCCATTAACCCTCCGCGATTCCAGCGCTTTCTTTAGCGCCACGACCGCCCGGTTTATCGCCGCCTCGCTGGCCTTCGACGGGCTGGGCGGCTGCGCGTTTAGCTTCTGCGCGTGCGGCTTGCGGGGCATTGGCCCTTGCGACGGTGCGCCGGTCGGTCCTTCCATGCCCGGCTGCGGCGGATTCTTGGCCTGTTCGATGGCCTGCTCATTCTCGGCCTTCAACAGCGGTGTACGGTCCACCAGTTCATCGTACTGATCTTCGGGGAACATGGCCTCGATGACGCTCTGTGCATCGTCCACACCGAGTTCTTCCAACAGCAGCTTGATACCGACGCGCTGGTCAATGCCGGTAGCCTCGAATCCGTTGAGGGTTAGCGCTTCCGCGATGGCCGCCACGCGCGCGGTCACATCGTGCTCCAGGACGGCAGGGAAGGTAACGCGCACGGCCTGCGCACCATCCGCCGCAGTCTTTGTGTCGGGCGATTTCCCCTTTGCTTTTAGCGCTTCTCGCAGTTTGCCCTTAGGAGCCATCAGCGAACGTTCAAGCGCATATCCCACGATCACCTTTAGATCCTGCCGCCAGAGTTCCTGCCGCTGTGTGAATTTCAATTCCGTGGGCCGGTCGAGTGATACCGCGGTCGCCAGACTGCCCGTGGTGGCATCGCCCAAGAGCATCGTTTCGGGTAGCCCGATTGCCGAACACGCCATCATTGCCACGCGCCGGGAAGCCTCCGGGTTGTTCTGCGGTGTCTTGAACGGCTGCAGCGTCGTTCCCGGGCCGCTAATCCACGGAGAACCGGTATTTGGTGCCGGGTTCTGTTCCCACCACGTACCGCCGTTTGCCAGAGTAGTCGCCAGCGCATTCTTGAGGTTCGCTATCGCGCCGGCGCCCCCTTTGGTCTTCACATCCCACGAGAAGCGCGCGAATGCCCGCTGGATCGTGCACCAGTCCTCAAGGTAGTGCTTGTAGGCGCGCACCCAATCGATCATCGGGTAGACTTCAGGGCAGCCAAAGCGCCACTTTTCGATGCCGCCCACCTTGCGGTGGTACACGTACACCGGCTCACCAGCCACGCGCATAACCGGCTCCTGCTGCGGGCCGAATGCCGTCGCGTTCGTCTCATATCCCAGCGCCACGTACCAGCACACCTTGGAGATTTGCTGCGTGGCTCCCGTTTCAGGATCAAACACAGCCTGAATCCAGCGCCGCTTGACGAACCACTCCACATCGGAGTTGTCTGGGTCGGTGATAACGTCCTCGACCTCGGCGGCGTCGATGGTCTGCACCATCACCATGCCTGTAGCTTGATCCGTGAACAGTGCCCAGAATAGGTTCCCGTCTGTTTTCAAAGTGCGCTCCTTTTGCAGAAGCGCGGTGACGCCCAACTGTTTTTGATTCGCCTCCATGAACTGTTCAATGCAGGTATTTGCGTCTTCGTCGTCAGAAGTGATCTGCATTCCGCGGCCAAACACGTAATCAGCGCACAACTCCACGCCGCGGCGAACCAGCGGGTTTTTGATGAAATACAGTCGGGAAATCAGGATAATCTGTTGGATTCCATAGCGGCTGAACTCGGTTTGAGCCATCGCCAGTTGACGCTGCCAGCCGCGATCTTCAAGCGCCAATTCAAGTTCCCAGTACCTCTCCTTCAGTGCAACCCCGCCGCCCTCGATCTTTCCGGCCTCGTTCACTGCCACGCCGGTAGGCTGCCAAGGGCCAGCGCCGTACATTGACAGCGCCTCGGCGTATTCCGCGCGCTCTTCCATTGCCCGCTGCCTGCCTTCGTCTTCGCGGTCACGCAGGAGTAGCGCGCGGTTTTCATCTTGCAGAATTTCATTGCGGCGCTGTAAATCTAGGAATTGCTGCTGGGCGGATCGCTGAAGATCATCAATGCCAAGCCGTTTTGAGAGCCACGCGCGAATGCGGTTCATGGCTTAGAGTCTATCACCTCGTCGGCTTCTATCACAAAGCCATCAAAGTTTGCCACTCCCGCGAGGTGCCACGACGCCCGCATATCCACGTCTGCTCCTAGGTAGCTATCTCTGCAGGCCTCATACAGTTGCGCCAAACCCTCCGCGCTCCACAGATATTCAGAAGATACGCAGAATTCCACTATTTCCTCTTTGGCTCCGTCGTAGTACGCGAACTTTACAAGACTGGCCCCGGTAGACTTCACCGCCGAGTCCCTCTAAGATTTACCTCGCCCACAGGTGGCGCGGCCCCGCGCTGCCGGCGCACAGCCCATCCCCAGCGGCGCCCGTCGCGGTCCTGAAACGGGCCTCCTGATGGCTCCCAGTTGCGGCCCTCGGTGGTGTCCAGGAACGATTGCACGCACACGTCAAGCTGTTCAAGGGTTTCGGCGTAAATGATATCCACTCTCATTTCTCCACTCCGAACAGGTCAAGCCCATCAGCAAGCGATGGATCAGCGGCCAGCATGCGCCTCACTTCCGCTTCCTGCCAGGGAACGCGATCCAGATCCATGTGCCGGGTCAGCCGAGAATACGCGCACCACCACTTATCCGGAGCGGTAGCAAAGGTCCATTCCGGGTCGGTGGCGCGCGGCTTGATGGCCAGATTGTACTGCGCGTCAATCGACGCGCGCGGCTTGTTAGGCCAGCGCTGCGCTTCGGTGACTTTGTAAAGCGCGTGCCGTGCGATCAGGCGCCGCTCGGTCACACCCCAGAGGTGCATCACCTTGGCCGGTGATTGGATGTGCCGCCAGTAAACTCCATGCGGCTCGCGGTGGTGGAAGGTGTCGCCCTGCCAGTGCGCGGCCGGCGTATCCTTGAACGCTATGGACAGTTGCCGGTTACCCCAAACGCCGTTAGTGTGGTAAGTCAGGTGCGTACCGCGCATGTTGAACATGCTGGCATAGAGCATGACACCCGGCTGCAGCATCTCGATATCCTTGCGGATTATCGGCATCGAGTCGGCGGTCAACACCTCGTCGGCGTCGATCATGGCAATGTGAGTTGCTTGATGATCGAAGTCGCGCGCAGTTTCCAGCATGCGCTGCCGGTGCGCCATCTCGTCCCACTTGCCGTACTCCTTAAGGATCGTGACTCGGCCGGGGTGCTGGAGTGCTATGTCTGCCATCCTCAGCAAAGTTGCGTCGGTGCTGGCATGGTCGAGCAGGATGAGCGAATCGCACCACATCAGCGCCACGCGCGCAGACAGGCCAATAATCCAGCCCTCTGAACGCGCCGGCATCAGTCCGATCAGTTTCATCGCTGGCCCACTCCCAGCGCCTTGCGCCGCCACTCTTCGCGCTGCTGGTTGGCCCGACGCAGATCGTCCTTGGCTATCGCCAGACTCGCCTCCAGCCCAGCGATGCGATCCTGAAGCACCTTGATCTCCGTGGCGTGATTGTACGCGCGCCGCACGATCTCCGTGCGCCATTCATCCGCCGTTTTCCACCAACGTAGCTTCATTATGGTCTCATATGCTTGAATGTTGCGGCTATAGACATATCGACCTGAAAAACTGACACTAATTCGGCGTCCTGGTTCTCTCCGCAGTACCTGTTCATCTCCACGCTCCACTGGTCAGGCCCCCAGCGCGCGCTACCCACAAATATAGTCACGTAGTAGAATCTTCTCATTCCGTCCTCTGTGGCACGTTCCTAAACTTGCTGCCTGTGCCGTCGTCCGTCACTCGGCGTCCGTCCTGGATGAACATTTGCGGGTATCCGTCCAACACCGCATCGTACAGCGCCGGGTCTACCTGGTTCCCGAACTGGCAGCACTCACGGTATAGCTTGAACCCGTACTTGTGCGCCAGATTGGTCATAATCGCCTGCTCGGTGCGGTGCTCGGCGAATGCGAACCTCCGCTGATCACCCGGCGCGGCAGGAATATCCGGGTGTCCCAGCTTGTTTTCATCAAACGTGGTCGCCAACGGATTAACGCAATATGTCAGCCACTCCATCAGGAATTGCTTGGCTTTCCACGGACCGCGCTGGAATAGCATAAAACGCGCGACACCCGCAGGCGCATACCAGTATTTGGGATCATCCTGCCCCATTACCAGAAAACAATCCCGCTTGCACCACATATAGTTGAACCGCTCGGCACCCACCACGTTGAACAGCATCACGCCGCCGTTGCGTTCGCACTCGCTGTACAGCGCGCCCAGGTCGTGAATCGGATAGCAGTCGGCATCGAGGAACAGCACCACGTCGCCATCTTCCGCGCGTTCCAGCGCATCCAGGATGACGAACGGCTTCCAGGCGAACCAGCCGAAACCGCGCTTGTGGTTCTGCCGGTCGCCGTGGTGCTCCCAGAGCCACTGATTCTGCCGGAAGAAGCCTGTCTCGCGGAGCCACACGTCATCGTACACATGAACCTTGCCCGCGCCATATCCCGGCGCGCGGTGGACAATCTGCTCGGTCTGCCACTCGTACGGGCGGCCGGAAAATGTTATAAGATGCCACATGATTTTAAGCTTAATTTATACTCCTCTTCTGCATGAATCCGTTCAACGCTCCGCACGTTATCCAAAATTTCTCTTAGACGACGGATCTCTGCAATCATAGCCAGCAATTGTTCAGGGTCTCCGTAAACCAAATATTGCCCCGCAATCTTAACTTGCTTGCAATGCTCCTCTAATACGCTATATTCGTCTCTGGGCATAGGCTACCTCCGAAATACTGCGTTCGTGCCGTTCAGCAGCGTAACCGAATACCCGCGCGGCATAGCTGCCTGTCCGATCTCCACCAGTCGGTCATCGTGCTCCACAACCACACAGCGCGGCAGCATTTGCGACTGAAACAACTGAATGGCGATATCAGCGCTCATGCCCTCCACATCGATGCTCACCATGTTGAAGCCGCCGAATTGCAGCATGATCTGCGCCATAGTTATATGCGGCACGAGAATGCAGCCGTCGTACTTGACCTGCTCTTTCCATTTGTCGTGGAACGCCTCAACGTCGGTCGCCGTGCCGTCCGCCGTCACCCAGAACTTGGACGCGCAAGATGACTCAGCGCCCACTGCGGCCTGCACCAGCGTGATACGCGCCTCGTTGCCGTACTCAGCAATCAGGCGCAGCATGGCGTGCGGCTCGGGTTCGATTATCACCCCGGTCCATCCGCACTCGAACAGCGCGCGCGTGTTGCTCTTGTCTCGCGGATCGTAGCCGCCTATATCCAGGAATCGGCCGACGCGCTTCTGCTCCAGCCCCGGAACAACGTCACAAGCCTCCAAGATTGCCGCTTGCTCGCCATACTGCGTGTAATCTGTCATTTCGATAAACGTGGGTAGTAACAACCTGGCCACATCTCAGTTTGGTCACTAAGAATTTCATTCAAGTTAGCAGGGCCGATGAAGTAGCTCTCGTTCCGACACGCCGCCTCAGCTTTATTTTTATCATCGAATACGCCTTGAAGCTCCCACACGATGCCGCTTTTTGTTTCTCTCTTGTTCTGGCCGACGATCCACAGTGTAGTCATCCGCGCCGCCTCAGCACATCATGCGGCTGCACGCGGCCGTGATCCTTCGGCCACGGCATTCGGCGCGGTTCAACCTCGGGGAGCGGCTCGCCGATAGATAACTTTCCCGTACCGCTCGTCCCGTTGAGCACTTGGTGTGGCAGTCCCAACTGCTTCGGGGTAAATCCGTGCTTCAGGCAAGCCCACTCGGAGAACGTCATAACGGCATGCACTCCTTGAAATCGTTCTTTCGCAGGCGCTCGAATATCGCACCGTCCCGGTGGTAGCTCGTCGCGCCGTGCTCCGCGTGCCATTCCGGCTGAATCCCGCGCCATCCCGCAGGCCCTGCGCGCCTAGCTGCGTGGTCGTGGTAGTGGATGATATCGGGCCGCTGCCAGAAGACGCCCAGCTTTGTCGCCACAACCTGCAGGCACTCATCGGCGTAGTTGTGGAAGAATTCAGGCCACATCGGACCGCGGCCACCGTTCGCGCGTTCGCACCACTCCCGTCCCATCCACGGGCTGCCGGCGATGTGGTCAATTGAGCAACCGCCACGAGGGTGATTCGGCCACCAGCGATCGCCTACCGGCTGCATGACGCCGAATGTTCCGTGAGCAATCTGCGCCTCTGAGAAGTGTCGCATGCAATCGCGGGCGATATCGTCGGCCTTGTAGTTCAGGTCAGGTATGGTATCGTCTCCAGCCGTCACGATCCATTCGCAGCCCAGGTCGGCGTCCAGAACCAACTTTGCCAGTCTGTTCACCGACGAACTCCAACCGGCGTACTGGCCCTCCTGCTCGGTCACCACCACGTCAGCGTCTACAGCGTCACCCTTGCGCAGCACGGCGATGTTGTAGCCCTGCTTATGCCACTTGGCGAAGATTGGGTTAGCTTCGTCAGCGGGCCGCGCAGACGGTAGAACGAACCAGACTCGCGCCATTTACGCTCGCCACCAGTCCTGCAATTGGCTGACCTGAACCTGGGGATTAGAAATCGAAATCTGCCTGATGCTGTTCCGTGAATCGCTTGCATAAAAAGAGCACTGGCAGGCATCGCAAGTGCCATAGGCGCAGTCAGTGTAGAAGTCATGCCCGCAGAGCGGGCAGATCATATGGTTAATTTTCATAGTGCGTAATCCATCATTCCCGCTCCAAGTACGGCCTGTCCAGATGTCCGCCTTCGATCCGCACGAGGTGGTTGCCGCTGTGGCCCGTCGCCAACTCGCACGTTTGCGATGTATGCTCGAAATGGGCACCGCATGCGTGGCTGTTCTCCAGACGCTTGATTTCGCTCCAGAATTCTACTTCGGCCTCGGTGGCAGGACGGCTCTCTCGCCACCTACGACCTGCAAGCGTGCCGGTCAATAGCCCTTCGCCAGTCAGCCACCACAGGTTGCATTTCTCACGGGTGTTAAGATCTTTCCACCAGTGCGTGCGGTCGATCAGTCCATCGGCGCGCTCCAAGCGGTAGTTCATAAGCGCTCCAGTTCGCAGACGCTGCCTATGACCTTTCCGAACCGCTTAATTTCCCCATCCTTGATGACTGCGTAGCAGAGTAATCCATCAGCTATCGCGTTCCCTATGACCTTTCCGAACCGCTTAATTTCCCCATCCTTGATGACTGCGTAGTAGAGTAATCCATCAGCTATCGCGTTCCCTTCTTGGAAGTTTCCGTCCGCATCGAAGTGTGAGAGAGGCGACAGTTTCGCTCCCAGGTTAGCGGCCGACTCATTGTACCAGTAGGCCTTCCCACGAAATTTAACTCTGCAATGCGCTGGCAATAGCTCTCTCTGGTTCATAACTGCATTACCCTCGCGCAGTACGAATCCCACTCCGGCACGCGCTTCCACATGCGGTGCGAAGTAAGTTTGCCCGTGCGCTTGTTAAGATTCCAGACCACGCGGCACGTCGTGTTTCCGCCGTGGATGGCGGCGACCATGCGCGGTTCTTCGGTCAGCCACCGCATTGCCGTTTCCGCCCTCCCGCGCACCAGTTTTCCCCAGTCCGTATCTTCGCCGGTCATCTTCGCCGGAAACTTCGTGCGCTCCCACGTCTCGCGCCAGTACATCAGCGACGTGCCGATCATGTAGTTGCGCGAGCCGGTGTAGATCCACGCGCCGTGCGATTGCGCTGAGGTGCTGTCCCAGAACAGCATTTCGTTGTAGCCGGTAGCTTCAGATCGGGGTGTGGATATCAGCAGGGAATTGACCTGTTCCTCGATGCGCCTCGGGTGGCTCCAGTCATCGCTATCCCAATGGCACAGAATATCTGGCTTTCCGAAGGTGCCGACCGCACCGCTGGCTGCCCATTCGTTAGCCAAGTTGCGCAGCGTGCCGATGGGCTGACCCTGCTTGTCTTTCGCCCAGAGGTGACACACAACATTATCCGCGCCAGGCGCGCAGCGCGCGAACATGATCGGCACATCGCCAGTGTCGTATATAACAAGCATGCGACTTTCAACTGGATGGGTTTGCGAAGCGAACGAACGTAGCACGCGCTCGGCCATCTCTTGGCGCCCGCTCACGAGCATCATACAAGCCACTGTCGGCAAACTCACCGCTTACCCCTCGCGCGAATCTTGTCCGCTAGGTCTTCCAGCATCTTCGCAATCGCTTCCCGCTCTTTCGCCAACTGCTGCGCGGTGCTGTCCTGTTCGCACTGCATCAAGGCATCCACGAGAGCATCTCCGGTCGGCGTCATGCGCTGGCCTTGGCCGCCTTACGCTCAAACACATGGTACGGGAATCCGGCGCGGTCAAAGCTGCCGACGTAATCCAGGCCGTTCGGCACGTTCGCCGCGTTGAGCTGCCCGAACATCAGGAAAGTGCGCGTCTGCTTGGGTGCCTTCGGATCGCCCAACACCGGCAACACCGGCTGCGGGCCGTGCGCTCGCGGCTGTAGCAATTGGCAACCAACCGGCAGTTCGAGCGGGAACTCTTGCGCGCCGCTCGGAAATTTGTGCTCCGTAATCGTCATTTCGTCCTTTTCTGTTTTGCAAGGTACATGCGGACAATCGAAGATATCCACCGGCTGATCGTGATGAACTCTTCGGCCGCTTTTTGCTTTGCCTCATCCAGTAGTGGCGCTGGCATGGAAATCGTCACATAAGCCGCGCGCCCTTCTGGATTTTCTGATCTCGCCATGCTTCCGTGATTAAATCACGAGTCGGCGCGGAATGCAAGGATTATTTTCAGTACGGGGAAATTTCCACTGGCCCAGGGTCATCGTCGGTATAGTACCCGGTGTTCGGATCAGCCCACACGCGCGATGGTCGGTTATCCTGCGCGGCATCATAGCCGCTCCAGGCAATCGCCAACGCCATGACCGTATCGTCGTGGTTGTTCTCGCCCTTCGGCGCGCCGTACTGCGTTGCGCCGGACGGCAACGTGCGGCCCTCGAACGCCTGCAGCTCGCCAATCATCACCGGATCATTCGGGATGTGGACGCGGCGCTGCTCGAAAGCCAGCGCTAGCAACTCAATGATATGGGACTTGCTTGCGCCGGTTGTCTGGAACGCGCGCACCGGTAGCCCATCGTGCATCAGCGCCTCAACGTTGGGACCTCCCATGCTGTTCACCTCGGCGACGATAATCGCCCGGCCGGCTGAAACGCGATGCCAGAAAGCTATCAGGCGGTCGCGCTGCACGGAATACTCCACGCCGCGGAACCGATCGACGGCCAGCACGTTCCCATGCGGGTCTAACGCAACGAACACCGTGAAGTCGTGGGTTCGGCCCCAGTCCACACCGATCAGCCAAGCGCCGCGCGGCGGGTCTGGCGGTTCGTAGACGGCCTGGTCAATGCAACGAAAAACGCTGCCCTCCCACGAAACGAACTGTGCCAGATATTCCTGGGCGAAGGCCAGGTCCGTCATGTCGCCGCGCGCGCTCTCGATCTCGCTGGCGTGCAGGAATGGATTGCTGGAACTCGGCATCTGCCAAGCCGCCCACTCGTCGCTGGCCGGATCTGCGCCGCGCTGGTAGATTTCATGGAAATAATGCGCGATGCCTTTCGGCGTACTCAGGAACCACGCATCGCCTCGGTAATCCGTCAGCGTCGGACGGATCGCCTGTTCCCAAGCATCGCGCAGGTCAGACACCATCGCCGCCTCGTCCACGATCACACGCGCGTAAGCACGGCTACGGCCGGCGCCTGGCGTGTCCATCGACCACATTTCGAGAGATCCGCCGCCCATGAGCTCTAGCTTGTGTTCCTGCTCGCTCTTGCGGGCGGTGACTGGCGCGAGCCGCGCGCGAAGCTCAGACCATACCGGTGTGAGGTACTTATACGACGGCGCGAACCAGCCTACCGGCTTGCCGTGCAACGCCGGATGCACCGCTCGGTCCATGCCGAGCTCTGTTTTCCCCCATCGACGCCCACAGTCCAGCACGTTGAAACGCTTGGCGCTGGCGATGACTTCAGATTGTTTGGCGTGCGGGCGGGGGAGTTTGATGCGAACGGTGTTCACGATTTCGCCGGCTTGTCTTCGTACTCGACGGTGACCTTAAGCGGTTCGCCAGCCGGCCCGCTGATTTCTTGACGCACTACATCGCCATACGTGCCAGGCTTCAGTTTGCTGAGCAACCACTTTCGCGCATCAATTTGCAGCCTAGCTCTCTCTACCATGTCCCCGGTGACGGTCTTTTCCTCGTACACCCGCTCTGGTGTTCCTTCGTGGCAAAGTGGTGAGCTGTCGAAGCTGTGCACAAATTCTTTGCGCGAATAATGGGAGTCTCGACCGCAGGTTTTGCAGGCCCACCCAACCTGCTTTCTTTCCACCTTGTCTCCAGGCCTGCAAATGTCTGCAAGATCCTGAATCTGTTCCGCTAATGAATCCAGCCCTATCGATCTAGCGCGCGCGTATTGCGTCGCAAAGTCTGCGTCGTCAATAACGCGGCGTCTGACGGATTGTTCGGTCGGCATTCCTGGGGTGCGGCATATCGAGCGCAGGGACTCGCCAGCCGATAATCGCTCCAATATTTCGTCGTTCTGAGGTAGAGCTTCCAACGCTGGAATTGTATCGCGTTTGACACAAGTCGTGCAACTGGTTACAATCGCGTGTGTCGCGCGACAGCATAGCAGTATCTGAATTTTAGCCTTTGCTCGTTCCCATCGCCTGCTGACGGGTCAGCGCTTTCGCCCGGTAATTTGCTGCGAAGTCTTCGGCATCCTTCACCGCTTGGCGTTCCCACTCTCCTGCGCGCTTGCTCTCTGCTGCCGTGATTTCGCCGAGCATTGGTGGCTCATTGAGCAGCGCAGCCCTATGGATCAGGGACTCGTTAATCTGACGCTTCATCTGTGCTCACGCCTCCACCGTTTTGATGCCCGCCATGATGGGTTGCGGCGCATTCGATAGCCATAGTCGCCGTAACGCCGCGGTCCCGCGTGCGTATACCCGCGGAACCATTTGCGTAACGTGCTCGTGCTCATCGCTTGCTCCTGATTTTCTTCAGCCACTCAGCATCCGGCACGCGCGCCGGCCGACCGCAGCACGCGCAGTAGGCGCCGGGCGTGGCTTGCTCTGGTGGTACGGATTGGCAGGTCATGCGCGGCACCCGCACTTAACGGCCGAATCAACGATCTCCTGGGGTGCCAGCGCCAGGCCCTTGTAAAGTTCGGAAAGTTGCGGCGCCAACTCGCGCTCTTCGGCTCGTGTAATTTTCACTACGGTTTTCTTGAGGTGTCCGGTAAGCGGATCGCGTTCTCTGGTTATGAGATACGGGTCCACGAGAAAACCGGAACCGTAGCATAGGGCGCATTTGATCTTAGGGCGCGGCGGCATGGCCTCGAATATGGCCTTGCGTAATTCTGAAGGTACCGGGCACTTGTCCCAATCCGCCAAAATGGAATCCACCGCCCTGCGCACGTCGTCAAGCTCATTGGCGGTCTGGCAGGCAATGCGGGCCAATTCGGCTCGCGCCACTGGTTCACGCGGGTATCCGCGAAGGCCTGACAGCCGCGCGAGAAGGAATTTTACTCCGTCTATGTCGTTTATCATGGGTTCATCAGCCTCCTGATAGCATCGTCGTATTCACGGTCTTCCGCCTTGTGCGTGCCGTTTCGCGCCGGCCACATCCCGGCCCACTTGTCCTGCGCTTGGGAGAACAGCCATTTGTCCGGGTTCATAACCACACCGCGCGAAACCTCCTCGGAATCGCAGTACCGCTCCAGGCAGGCGAAAACCTGGGACTCGTTAGCCGCATCTACCACCGAGACGAACGCCTGGGCCGCCTGGCTCATGCGCTGCTTTCTAGGGTAGAGCTTCTGAAAGTCTGCGAACCTATGGGAGGGTGCGCTTGTCTGGTCGGAAGCGAGAGGCGCACGCAGTTGCTTTTGTGTATATGGCTCTGGCAAGGCTAAGGCAAAGGCTAAGGCAGGAGAGGTTTTTGACTCCAAACACTCTCTAACTGATAGATTCTCATCATCTGCGTTTTCTTTAGAAGTACCTTTGGAAATCTTAAGCCGTGCTTTGGCCGCCTTAGATCCTTCTTTGGCCACCGTTAAGCCAGCCTTAGAGAGTTTTGAAAGCGTGTTTGATTCGCAATGATCCTGCCAGTCGTGTACTACTAGTCGGTGAACCGGATCAGCGTCTATCCAGCGAGATTCTACAAGCGCCTGAATGAGCCGACCTGTCCTACGCTGGCCGTGAGGGAGGTAGTCCAAGGCGGCCTCTATGCGTCGGTCTTCGTATCTGCCGATATCCCCCTGCGGGGCGAACTCTGCGGCGAAGTGCCATAGCAATTCTAGGAATCCTACAGCGGTTGCGCGGTCGCAGTGCAGGAGGGACATCAGATGCTCGGTCTTTGGGTGGCGCGGCGTTCCGCGTTTCACTGGAGTCGTGTTTGTCGGTGAAGTGTCATCTAGTCCCCCTTAAGGACTTCGCCGGGTTGGAGGGATGTAAGGAGCATCCCTCCGTGGTTCCCGGCATTCCAAGATCGGCCGGCCAGCCGATCAAAAGCTATTGTATCACGCTGGCGCCACTAAAGTCTACCTTCCCTTGCGGCCTGCGCGATAACCCAAGCAACCGCTTGTTCTGGAGTCTCCACGATGCCGATATCACCGGCCCAGGTGTTGTGAAACGCGATCTGAGCAACCGTAAGCGGCTGCGCAACGCGATGGCTCACGTTTTTGTGGCTCTTGGTTTCCAGCAGGTAATTTCCGCCACGAAAAGAGGCGCACAGATCGGGGAAGCCTTGCCCTACGGCGCTGCAGTCGAACACCTTCATACCGCTGTCTCGAAGGGCTTTCATGATAGGGGCCTGCGATTTATCAACCTTGTGTGCGCGTCTCATCTGACTGTCGTTAGATGCTGGGTCTGTGGGTTGTTCTTGAGCCATGCGGCGATCGAATTGGAGGCGTCTATCTTCCACTGTCCGCCGTCCGCCTCAATCAGTGCGAGTTCTGGAACTTGCCCATCGCCGCGTCCGCGTGCCCGGAATACGAACCGTGAGGTCGGCTGCAAAACCTCTGGAAAGGTTCGCCAAGGAGTCAATGCGACGTTTGGCTT